AGATACTTCGCTGTCGTCGTGAACTTCGGACGAAGTCGCGTCTGTAGGCGTGACTTCCTCCAACGCATCAAGCACCTTGATTGTGTCACAAGGCCAACCGTGCATACAGGAACGACACCACGGGCCAACCTTGCTTTCAAGGCAACGGTGTTTCTCTCGCAGGGCATCTCGTTCTTGCTGGTTCATAGCCTGCCTCCGAACAGTTGGCGCACCCGGCGTTCTGCTTCGGCCATAAGTGGGTCAAACTTCGGTGGTTGGGGGATTGGTTCGCCGGTGTTCTTGCCCCGGCTGAACAGGTTTTGAAGCCACTTCATCGTTCACCTGCCAATTCAGTATCGTTTCCATTACGGTTTTGCCGTCGCTGTTCGATGGCGCGCTCAATGCTGCTTGTGAATTCGGGGTCGCCGTTAATGCTGATGGTGCCACCCAACTTGTACCATCTTGCGAACAAGTCGGCCTGAGTGTCGTTGGCAAAAATTTGGGATTGGTTGTCGCTCACAGTTTCTCCCCACAGTCTGGGCAATAGGTGTAGTAGACATAATCGTCAAAGTTGTTTGGCGTGTAGCCCTTCTTGTGCCGACACTTTCTTTCCACCAGCGTCAGTTCATCTTGGGGCGTGGCGAGTGAATACGGCAGTGGTTTGGTCAAGGGGCGAAGCCGTTAGGCAACTACCACTTCCATCACCTCATAGTCCTCATTGGAGAGGTTGCGGACAATATCGCCCACTTCATACTTGTTCGTTAGTATCATTGCGCTCCTTCCTAACGGCAAGTATACATAAGTGGTGGAGTGGGGTCAAGTCAGTGGTTGGTCACCCAGTCTGTCGAACAGGTTCTTGACGGCTCGCTCGCAGAACTCCTGCACCGTTTCACCATTTAGTGCTGCTGCCTTTTCGATACGGGCGTATTCCTCGTCGGTGAACTCAACCTCAATGTCTGCCATCAGAATCTGCCTGCTGGTGAATCCGGGTGGCCAAGGATTTCCGGCTCCATCGCCGTGCAGCGACAGCCATCCTTCATACAGCGACCCCAACCGTCTTGGTCGTGGTCGTCTAGTCCGTGGTAGCAAGTGCAGCGTTCGTGGTCTGAGGGGATGGGGGTTGCCATTAGAACTCCTTTTCAGGTCGGCCTTGCTCAAAGACCAACGAATGATGCCCGAGGTCGAGGTAGAAACCCCACTTGCCGTCGAACTTTTGGATGTTCAGCCCGAACATTGGGTTGTAGTTGCGGAGTGTGTAAACCTTCATTGGTTTCCTGTCTGCTCTGGCTCGGTCAATGGTGAGCCGAGAAGATAGTGAGAGATTTCAGCATCGGTGTACGGTGGCTTGGTAGCGCACCAACACGGCTTGTGCGTGTGGTAGCGACCTGCTCGGACAATGACGGTTGTGTGGGCGCAGTGCATTTCACCTCCAAAGCGGTTGGAGTACACAACCTACTACTGGTTTAGGGAATTTAACAAACGGCGTAGAGCCTTGACCTCAAACTTGACCATTGCCTTCTGCCTCTTTAGGTAGGCCAACTCAACTTCTTTGTGGCGCAGTTGCTCTCTGATGCGTGTTTCTTCTTCGCTATCCACGGCTTGCCCCTCCAGTGAAATCGAAATTGGGCGACCCGTGGGCAAAGTATTTCACGCTGGTGATGACGCTAGTTCCCTGTAGTTGATTTAGGATTTTGGTGCAGAACTTCTTGGTCTTGCGTGGCAGACGCTTGGTGCCGACGATGGTGTAATGCTTGCCGTTGGGGATAATGGCCCAATTGCCACGGAAGCCCCTCACTGTCGCTTCATCCAAATGTCGAAGACAGCAATGGCGAGGATTATTCCAGCAAACATCCCAAGAAAGTAGTTGCTCATCGGTTTGCCTCGGCTTGGAAGAATTGTGCGACTTCCTCTGGGTGCTTGCCTGACCATTCAGGCCGGGTGCTGATATAGCCACACACCCTCAGGAACAACGACTTCCAATACTCGGCTTCGCTGCCGTCAGACTTTCTTACCTGTGATTTCCAATACTGCTCAGTGGAGTGGGTTGGCTGGGTCACGGCTTTCAACCTAACCGTGTGATTTCTTGGTTGATGTAGAACACGGCCTTCTTCAAGTCCTCAATGGTCTTTTCACTATTGCCAGCATCCTTCAGTCCGGCTCGCCACAGATACTTGATGGCGTTGCCGACGCAGAAGTTCCGGTGCTGGGTGATTTGGATGCACTCCACCCCGGATGGGTCGCTCCGGTAGTGAGCAGGCTTGTTTACAGGGTCGTGTTCTTCAAGTGCTGCGGAGCGTACTGTTTCAGGATTTCCACTGCCCATTTCACCTTGTCCTCCATTTGACTTCCTGCTGGTTGGCTTTTTTTCCACCTTTTAGGCTCCATATTCACTCTAATAGTTGGAATTATAACTACTTCTCCGGGGGAAAGATGTCTTCCTAAGTGCATTTTCCATATTGCTGGTGTAGTGCGGTGGGTGGTTGACCATATCTGCTTGCTTGGGCATTGGATTCCACCTGTTCCCATCTGAGTAGACGCTTTGGGTCGTACTTCTTTGGTGTTTGCACTAATCCGCACTTCGTGCAATTTCGCACGGGGAGTTCGTTGGTCACAAACTTGTATCTCCACTTGTGGGTTTTGGAACAGGCCATAACCGCACTATAGGAGTTCAGTCATCGGATGTCAAGAACTGCACCGTGGGGATTCCAGCATTGGTGGCCTGTCGCTTCATATCTGCTGTTCCTGCCCCACCGTTGAAGATGACGAGCAAGTCAAGGCCGGAGTGAACCATTTCAGTATTGCGAATTGGGCCAGCCTTACGCCCGTGCGATGACCACTTTGCTGGGTGGGCTTCGGTTTTCACCCCAAGGTACTTGGCGCACTGAGCAGCAATCCTGTCCACGCCGTTTCCGTCGCCGTGAACGAGGACATCATCGCTTTTCAGCAACTCACGGAGTACTTGGTCAATGAATTGGTAGTCGTAGTTATCCCGACCACCGGTCACGCCTACTCGTCTTGCCATTATCTCTCGCTGGAACTTGACGAATCGTCTTCGACTGGCGCACTTTCAATGACCCGAACGTCGAACGAGCCAACCCAGCACGTCTTCCGGCTGCGCTCCCAGCGAACCTCATACGGGTACGCCGTGACGTAGGTGGAAACGTTGACGATGTGTCCACGGGTTCCTTGGTTAATGAGGTGTTCTCCCAGTGGCTCCCGGATGTTCTCGTTGGCCTCTACATAGTCACCGATATTCATTGGTTTCCTCCATCGTTGGTGATTTCACTACAGGTTTCCTCCCGCCCATACAGCCAGCGAGTTTGTGCTGACAACAATAAAGCGTGGGGCGTAGGGCGTGGCAGCCCTCAGTATTTGTTGGCAAGTTCCCTCGTCAGTCGCTCGTTCTCTCGTTCCAAAGCCTCGTTGCGCTGACGCAGGGCGATGTTGTCGCTGACCAGTGCTTCAAGTTGTGCGTCGGTGAAATCGTCTTTACTCACGGTTGCCCTTCAACTGCTCGGTCACGAAGTCGTGCAAGTCGGCTAACACTTCACCAGTTGAGGGGAGTTTGCGACGGTAGCCATCCAGCATCAGTTCCCGGATGCGCTTTTGGACTGCCTTCAGTCGCTCGTCTTGGTCGTATTCACCACTGAGCAGGCGCATCGTCTCCTTGACGAGGTGCAGGTCTGCGGCAAAATCTTCCGGCTGCTGGCTCTCGCTGACGATTTCGCTTGATTCCAATGCTGCTCGCAGCACGAATTCTTCGACGCTTTCACCACTAAGTTCGGCTGCCAGTTTGACGGCATCTAATTCTTCTGTGGTGAGCAACACGGTCATCTCGGTCTTGGTTGGGTCAACCTGCACGATTTCACTGAGCATCTTGGCTACCGAGAAGTGCCAGTTTTTGAAGTCCTTAGGCATTTTTGTCTCCTTGTAGGTCATCAACGGTGAAACTGATGACGGCGTTGAGTTTTCCTTCTTCCAACTTGTCTTGCACCATTTGCTTAAACCGGTTGGAGTTGTTGCGATGCGACGCATCTATTTCAGCGTAAGCGTCTAAGTGGACACGCAGGCGTTCGACGCTGCGCTCGGCGTATTCTTCCAGCGACACTTCGTTCTGCACCATCTGGCGCATTAGTTCTGCTTCTTGGTACGCCAGCGTTTTGCTGATGTGTTCTTTCTCTACCTTGCAGCGAGTTTCCAGCATCTGGTCAACTCGTGCCGTGAGGTAGCCAAGGAGTTTGGCTGCTTCCCAAACCTCTTTGAGCAGTGCTTCGCTAGGGATTTCGTATCCATCCACGCTTTACACCATACTGAAAGGCTAAGCCCCAGTCAAGCGTCCTTGCGCCACGCTCGCATATTCTTGTGGTTCAAGGTGGCGTAGACGACGCAGCCGGGCAGGAAGCCCCATTGCCGAGTGGTGATGGCGTAAGTCACCCAGACGGCGTTGTAGCCCTGATAGACGAGCCAGCCCCACCAGAACTTTCTACCAACGAGATAGGTGCAAGTCAGGCCGAGTGCGTCTAAGCACCACGACCACCACTGGGTCATTACCTATTCGGTAGGTCTGAGTTGCCGTATATTGGAAGTTGAGCCGTAGCCTCATCTGCCTTTTGAC